TGGCGCTGTAACGCTGCACCACGCGGTCAATGCCTGCTTCCATCTCTTCGCCCACCAGGTAGCCGCCCTGCGTGGAGGTGCCCACGTTGATGGTCTTCTTTTCGGCTTCGGTCAGGCCGTCAATGCCCTTGCGGACATAGGAACCCCAGGCGGCCTTGTATTCGGCGTACTGATCAGCGGTGACTGGCGCGAAGGACTTGCCAGCTTCCATCGCATTGGCCTGCAAGCGCAGGTTGAACGACTTCAGCGCCAGCTCGGCAGCTTCGGCCTTCTCAGCGGTCTGGCCAGGGCGCTGACCCTTGAGGGACAGTTCCTTGACTTCCTTTTCCAGCGCTGTCATGGCGTCATTGGCCTTGGCCAGCTTCGCTTCGACATCGGCCAGAGATTCGCCCTTTTCGAGCTTGGCAATGCGCTCGTCCACCAGCTTCTGGTGCGTGGTTTGCGCTTCGGCGTATTTGTCCCACTTTTCGGACAGGTCTTTCAGTTCCATGATTTTTCCTTTCGGGAATGAAAAAGCCGCCTCAATGGCGGCTGTTGCGGGTTGACGCTGGGATCAGCGTTGGAGTGTTGCTATGCGCGCGTCCATGCGGGCGGCAATACTCTTCACGAGCAGACCCTCCTCGTCGGACTCGCTCCGACCGGCCAGGGACTTGAAACGGGCAATGAAGCCCGTTGCATCCGCCTTGCTGAGCCTGCCAACCTCTCGAAGGAAGGACTCTGCTTCGGCAAATGTCTGGATGCCGTCAATCGCGCTCTTGACTGAGCTGATTTGCGCGGCAGGATTGGCGGGGAATGTCACCACTGACACCTCCCATAGATCCACTTTTTTGAGCGTGCGGATTCCCGTCACGCGGTCGTATGCGTCTTCACGGGTAACAAACCCGATGGACAGGCCGTTCACGGCCTTGGCCTTCATGAGTGCCCGCGCCTCTTTCGCTCGCTGCACGTCATTTACCAACAGTTGACCTTTGCAATACAGGCCATCGGCGCGCTCTTCCATTTCCAGGTGCGGGCCGATAGGCTCACCGCTGCGGTGCTGCCACAGCACGGGCGGCAGGCGCCCTTGCGCTTTCCATGCGGCCAGGGTTTCCGTGAAGGCTCCGGGCGCCACAATTTCCTTGTAGGAATCGACGTTTCCGAAGACAGAGCCGCGGCCCTCAAACACGCCATCGTCTTCTACGGCCTTGACCTCGAAGGGTCGCTCGATATAGCGCAGTTCCATGATTTCCCTTTCAGGGGTTTGTTTGTGCCGCAACTCGCGGTGGCAGTTTTGCGGCATCGCCGCCAAATGGGTCTAGTTCCAGCAGTTCGCGCACCTCGTCTTGGGTCATCCATGCCGGTGAGCCGCCAGAGCCCAGCGCCTTGGCGAAGACTTCGCCCTGATCCTTGGCCGTGGCCAGCAGTAGGCCGCTGGCAATGTGCTTGAAGTAGTAGCCCTGCTTGCGCTCGTCGTCGCTCAACAGGTTGATATCTGCGGATTCTTGAATTCGAGTCCACCACGGGGCCAGGGTCTGTACGCGGTGCGCCGCAAACATCGCCTCGGCACTGGCGTAGGTGTTGGCCTTGTCGCCCGTGAAGCCGATCACGGTGGGCAGAATCCCGAAGAACCTGCAAACCTCTTCTACTTGCTGATCTCTGATCTCTTTGTGCTGCGCGTCCACGCCGGTCATGGTCTGAGACAGCCACTTGGCGCCACGGTCAAGAATCAGCGTCCCGCCGCCGCCAGCAGCCGCTTCTTTTTTGATCCAGGCGCTGAGCTTGTCGTATTGGCGCTCGTCCAGATGGCCATCCACTGAATACACACCAGTCGGACGTACACCGTTTGAGTGAAGGTTTGCTTGGCTTTGCTCTAGAGCGATGGACAAGCCCATTGCCTCGCGGGCCATGGACAACGTATCCAGACCCATGAATCCATCCCATGAGGGTCCGCGCACATGCCAGATTTGATCTTGCGCCAGTTCCTCGGTCACTCCATCGCGGCCCGTGACCTTGTAGGTGATGCTCCAGTCAGTATGCTGGACGGGCTTGACGCGCGCCGGGTCCAACAGGATCAGCTCTGCCACCTTGCCCCGGTATTTCCCCTTGTAGGCATAAGAGTTGCCCATGCACGCATGAAGCGCCTGTGTCTCGCGGAACTCGAAGGCGGTTTGCCAGGAATTGGGCTTTGCCGTCACCAGGTCATACAGCACATGGTCACGCGCTGCGCGCTTGCGTGCCAGCCCCGCCTCTTCATAGTCACGGATCAGCTTGAACGGCACTTGCGCGCAGCCCTGAGAGATGGCGCGCATACAGGCCAGCGCAGCAGACACCCGGAAAGCGGCCTGCAGGTTCACGCTCGGGCCGGCTTTCGACTTGGCGCCGCCGTCCATGAGCTTCACCCACTGCTCCCAGACCGTGCTTGCGCCCTTCTGCTCGGCCACGACGCGCGAAAGGAACCCCATTACTTGCCACCCTTCGCAGCCATCCAGCCGACAGCCAGCAGGAAAGCCCCGCCCACGATCCAGCCCGCAGGCACATAGATCAGGCCGGAACCGTATGCAATGGCACCAGCCCCGGCCACCATCCCGGCATCGGGCGCCCATTCGGCGGCCAGCGCCTTGAACGCTTCAATGTGTTTGCTCATACGGTGGTTTCCCAAAAGCTCTTGCCGGCAGATACCGGGTTCAGCGCCATCAATGACACGGCATCAAATAGCGCCATGAGCGGGTCGATCTTGGCCGTCCCGCTGGCTTGTTTTGTGATGGATACAGCGTTGCCCTGCTGCACGGTGCGGGCGTTGCTCACGCTCCAGGGCATCAGCCCCGACTTGGCCACCAGCAGGTCGCCGCCTGCCAGCTTGCGCTCGGTGGTCTTGATTGCACCGTTCAAGCGCCAACCCTGAGAGACGGCTACCACATCCGTCTGGATGTCGAAGTCACGCGCGGCCAGCTCGTCCACGATGTCACCGATTCCGGCCGCGTCCACGCCGATACCCTGCTTTTCAGGAAGCAGCCCGGCGTCCCGCACGCGGCACACGTTGTCTACAAACTCCTGAACGTCCTGCCCAGGCCGGTCCACGATGGTCAGCGAGCCCTCGCGCTGGAAGTCCAAAAGCCGCGGTGCGATTTCCTTGCGGCGCTCCAGCGCGATCTTGTGCGCCCAGGCGTGGAACCATACCAGCCACCGGCCCGTCTCGCGCTCGCGGCCCACAACAGCCTGCCCCAGCAAGTCATCCAGCCCGCCGCCGTCACCGCCGACTACAGCCACCTCGCAGCGGCGCAGCAGTTCGTCCAGCGTCAGGACGATTTCAGCGGCTTCCCAGAAGTCAGCGCCGGCCCAGCGGTCGCTGCGCAGGTTCAGGCCGATTTCGACGTTCAGGTGCTTGGCGAGAAATTCCTTGAACTCGTTTTCTCCCTCTTCCTTGGCTTGGCTGCGCAGCTGGGTGATGCGCTCCACGTCCACCGATGCGCCCCAGTTGGGATTCGTGACGTAGGCGTTTTCCAGCTGCTCGTATGCCCTGGACTGGATCATGGCGTCCGGGAATTCGTAGATCAGCGGCAGGAACTTGGGGTCCACCACCAGGCCGTCGCGCACCTTGCGCGCATAGGCCAGTTTCGTCTTGAACACGCCGGCCGGGGGTTCGGCTGACTGCGTGGTGGCGTAGATCACAAAGCCCTCGGGCCGCGATGTCAGGCCGCCTGTGGCTTCCAGCAGCATGTTGCTGGCCTTGGCCTGCTTGCCAAATTCGTGCAGCTCGTCCACAAAGACGAAAGCCGCCTTTTTCCCGCTCACCGTGTCGCTGTCTGCGGCCACCACCTTGAGCGTGGCCTCGGTTTCCTTGTGAGTGATCAGGCGGAAGTAGTCCTGGACCTTGAACATGGCGTCCAGTTCTTCATCGGCCTTGATGAAGTCCCGTATGGGCTTGTAGCTGTTGTCCGCGATTTCCTTGGTGGGGCTCAGGATGATCAACTCAGCCGATGGGCGCCAGTTCATGATCAGCGCGGTCAGCATGATGGCCGCCGCGATAGTACTTTTGGCGTTCTTCTTGGACACCATCAGCAGAAATTCATTGATGTGGCGCCGCCCGGTTTCCGAGTCCTCAGCGCCAAACACCGCCATGATGAATTCGCGGGTCCAGGGCAGCGCGGCCTCGCCAAACAGCGGCTGGCCGGCCACATCGGTCAGGCGGAAGCTGCTGCAGATTTCCCAGGCTTGCATCGCCACATCGGGATACAGCGGGCCGCACGGTATCAGCGACTCGCGCGCCACAATCCGGCGCTCCCAGTCCTTGCAGGACGTGGACCACTTCACGGTCAAACCTGCCTGCCCCCGGCCGCAGCCAGGCGCGGGCCTTGGCGGGTTGCGAACTTGCTGCCAGTCGGCTTGGCGGGCGCTTCAGGCTTGCCGGCCGTGGCGCCCTTCTTGGCGTGGACGTAAGGCAGCAGCGCGGTCAAGGCTTTGAGCTGGGCCGGGCTCACCTCAACGTGACCCAGTGCGACAAGCTCCAGGGTTGGGCGCGGGTCCAAGGGCTCGCC